CCTGTTGGTGCGCAACCTTAATGTTAAACACTTAACAATTCCACTTAGTATGTCAACGGCGTACCGTCTCACTCGCATCCCGGCTACCACAGAAACTATCCTGCTTACGCAGATAGGTCCTGGTACGCCTAAAGCAAATCCTCGGAATTGGGTTTTCACAGTTCCTAGTTACCAAACTAGGTACGAGATGATCACCCCTAACTCTGAGGGTTCCCACCGCGCGTGGAAATCTTTCCAGCACTATAAAATAGTGCCTGGAGAGAAGACCGACGCGGGTAATATGGGAGGTCTTGCTGTACTAACCAATAGCTCATATCCGAGTTGGATAGAGTATGGTGTAGGCAAGCATCCTTACTTGGGAGCATCACTCAAAACGAGTGGAGGGAGTACGTTACTGCCGTACGGCGACCCGGGAGAACTTAATTTAGGTCTCCCAGCGTTTAGGGTTGCAGAAGGGCCTACCGGAGTCTTTATACCGGCGCCCAGTGACCTTGATAAGCATACGCAACGTGCGTTAAACGTCATGTTGCCAGCGATCAAGGCAGAGCTGAGTCTTGTCAACACGTTAATCGAGTTGAAGGACTTCAAAAAACCCGTAAAGAAAGTTCTTGACTTCTTCCGAACCCCTAAGGGGTGGAAGCTGTTCGCACTCGCTCAACAGCGAAACCGTGCGTTAAAAGAACTTGACGTGAGAGCTGCTGGTGCTTACTTAGAATATAAGTTCAACATCAGCCCTCTTATATCAGACATTGTGGGTATATACCGCGCATTGTCCACGGCTCGGAGCCAAATTAACGCTCTGATTGCCCGTGCAGGAAGAGTCCAGCGGAGGCATTACGCCTTTAACTGGTACGAGTTCCCCGCGTACACCTACGAGCAGTGTCCGACACCAGGTTACCTAGATTATACCTATCGGTTAAATCCGGGTTGCTTGTATCGGCACTTTCGTGAGGTCCGTTCGGAACCGTCTTCGTTTCATGCTATGATCGAGTATAATTATAATTTTACTCGGTGGCAGTTGGCGACAGCGCCACTAGGGGCCATGCTAGATGGGCTCGGGGTCAACTTGAACCCGGCTATCATCTGGAATGCGATCCCCTTTTCGTTCGTGGTTGATTGGGTATTTTCCGTTGGAAAGTACTTGGATCAATACACGCTCCATAACATGACTCCTGATATAAACATACTAAGGTATCTTTGGTCAGTCAAGCGGGAACGTACTATTACAGTCTTCAAAGAAGCCTATGCTAGTACGGCTTACCCTCACTTGGTTAATACAAAGATATCACTGCCGTCAGTGTACGAATCTGCCTACCGAAGGCAGGTTGGTATGCCGACGCGAAGCTCAATCCAGTTGAGCGGGTTGACTCCCAGTGAGTTTACCCTCGGTGCGGCTATGGTCATAGGACGCAAAGCACGCACCCGTCATCGTCAGAGGTAAAACCCTCTGACGGGTCACCACGTGGTGGAGGATTTGCACCCTCTATCGCACAACAAAGCATAAAGCATGTTAAGCGACAACCTAGTTACAAACGAGATCAAGAACGCCGCTGGTGCGGAAGTTGAATTCCAGCACTACGAACACCTCACGGGTCGGGGTCGTATCTTCGCCAAGAAAGGCGAGTCACCCTCTTACCCGCACCGGCTCACTATTAAACACAGTGAAACCGGGACCGGAGTGAAACTGCGTCGTCGTTCGGCAATCCGATTCGACGAAACTTCGCTGTCCCAAGTGGATAGCGTCACGCCTATCACTGATTCTGTCTACGTCGTTGTGGACAGTGCCGTTGGGCACCACACGACGTCGGCAAAACTTACCGACCTCATCGCAAATCTGATGTCGTTCCTCGCCAGTACGGGAGCAACGACTACGATTCTTTACGATGGGACCGGCAACGGTGCAGTTGTTCTGAGGGACGGTTCCCTCTAGTTTCTAGAGGGATCTAACCGTTACTCAGGCGTTCTAGTAAACAGTTAACAATGAAAGAAAGTGCAGTTATGATCGATACAAAATCCAGTTCGGTATATACCAAGCCAGAAGTTGTAGGACTTACCTGCACTTCTCATCGTCGAGTTACGCTTGAGGTCTGGAGTGATCCAGAGTGCCTCGTTGCGCGGCAGTTCTACGTCAGAGAGACGTGGAAACAGCCCGGGCGCTGGGGGAAGTCCCTCACGCTCGAATTCGAATACGTTCCCCCCGACGAGGAATTCCCCGTCGGAGAGTTCGTGTGTGTTAACCCAGGCACTATCGATGAAGCATTTAAGGGTTCCGTGATGACGAGTTTTTACTCCCATCCCGCGGATCCTAAATGCTCCATCGGTACGTGGACCTACATGGTGAAGGGGGACAGACTGTCACCCATACTCCTCCATGTTAGGCCCACCCCCGCGGAAGCTGCTTACAACACTTGTTGGAGGCAGCGTCTGAGGGAAATGGCACTTGAAGAAGGGGGGCTTAAAGCCCTTTCCGACTTCGGTTACCAATGCCTGCAGAGTCAAGGATGACTCTGAAGTTTGCTCGTGTTCACGAGGCTTAGACCGGTGTCAGCAACATATCCACGGTTTCGGGTGTAGTCACGACACGTGAATTCCCTGCAGCGTCTATGTAGACGATGCACGGAGCACGCATGGTGGTGAAGCCCGATGGTGGAATGCTGGGATCGATCTCTGGTCCATCGTCTTTTCGGACGACGGCCACGTTCAGTATCTTCATTGATACTGGGCGCCCGTTTGGAATTGTTCGCAAGAACGATTCAAAGGCGATTGGGTTTCTGGATTGCTTAGCCATAATTGGCGGTGATTTGGAACTAAGTGAGTACGTCCTCAAGAAGGATCACGGAGGGTTGTCGACATGCTCTAGGAAAGGATACCATATGGTACCTCTTAAGAGCCTAGATGAGTTTGAAATCATCGCTGCCACCCTCCGTGACGTCTCAGAGACGCACGGATTGGTGTTTAACACTCGTAGCTTAAAGCTAACCCTTAATAAGGCTAGCTCCCGTCTACGTCACGAGGGACTGGGTTTTCTCACGAAAACCCTGCCACGTCTTGGTAAGGCGCTTGAAAAGGCGCTTACAGGAGTTGAACCACTGTCAGCTACCAAGTTGGGGTTTGACCCCCTTCCTGGTAGTGAGCTTCCGAGGTTTCTCGGTGAGCTCTTTCAGTTGGTACTCCGCCCAGACGGGACAGCCCTCGGGGATCCCTGCGCACAATGCGTCAAGGATATACGGCAAATCGCGTACTGTTTTTATAAGTACGAATTACCATATACAGATGAACAAGAACAAAAGGTTATTGCCGCGTTCGAAAGAACCGAGCAAGAACTTGTTTCTACTGATCGTCTCCTTCCTTCTCAGGAAGATTTGGCGATTTATGCTGGTGATATTCGTTTGCGGAGGCTGCAAAGCCTTCGAAATGGAGGTGGAGAAATTCCACTTCCATTCTCCTTACCAAGCGCCGACGACGAACGTCAGTTGGTGCTTGACAGGTACAAACGGTTATACATCGCACGCGGTGCGAGACGCCTACTAAGGCGTCTTTTCGCACACTTCGATCCGTACAACATCCACCCGAAACATGGGCCCGGTGCTGTCTCTACAAAAGAGAAGCTCGAGCGCAAATATCAGTGGACGAATGTTTCTGATCGAATTACGGATGTCTACCCTTTCGACGCATACTTTTGCGCCTCACAGGGGCATGTCTGTGATACTTACTCGGATTTCTCCGAGATAAGTGGTGTTTCTAATTCGGCCCGGGTTGTCCTGGTGCCGAAGGATTCTCGCGGCCCTCGCCTCATATCTTGCGAACCAGTGGATAACCAATGGATTCAACAAGGTTTGGGAAGGGCTATAGTGGAGTTGGTGGAGACACATCCTGACACACAGTGCCAGGTCAACTTCACCTTCCAAAGTCCCAACCGTACAGCGGCCCTATATGGGTCCGAGAACGGGAGGTACGCTACGCTAGACCTGAAAGAGGCCAGCGATCGCGTTTCTTTGGAATTGGTTCGCCTGCT